TTTGGTCATCTTGCAGCACCAGGGGGTACCCCTGCCGAGCGGAGAGGCCCGGGGGTCTCGCAGTAAGGACCCACCACATCTTCTAATATATTGTGGTACCAGTATTCCAAAAAGTTTTTATATTTGTATAAATTAAAGCTTGATCTTATGAATATTAATATCCCCCCTATAGAGTGTTATATTAGGAAGGAGTATCTTTATAATCTAGAAGCTCACCACGGGGAGTTAGTTGAGGGGACGGCTTTTGCTATTAAGAGTCTGCAGGGAACAGCGGCTTTGTTTGTGGTGATGACTGATATAGGTGCTATTTATGATAAGATACCTGTATCAGCTCTAGTACCTTTTGAGCAACCTGAAGCCCCGCACATTGATTTTCATATACTGCAGCTATGGGATTGCTTTTCTTATAGTCCTAGTGTAACCCAGTTCATGTTCCTTAAAGGAAAAAGGTGCCAGGTCTATTTAAAAAACAAAGAGAAAGTTGAAGGCCGGTATAGATTTACTATTGATTGGAATGCTGACAGTAGTGCTACTATATCTACTTCTTATGCTGAAGAACCTAGTCAACATAAGATGGGTCATGTTATAGAACTAGATTCAGGGCATTTTTGCATATATCCTAATAATAGGATCCTATGGAATGAACCTAGCATGGTATCAGAACCTTTTAAAACTATTCCGGATTATAAACTCAATCTGAAGTTTTATCATTGTGAAAGTCATACTAAGTGGGGTACTGAAGATACAGAGAATATGTTTTATGATAATGAATAATTTATATATTTGTAAAAAGTTAATTTATTTGCTTTTCTGATGTTTTGTTTGCAGAGACCCCAGATAAATATCTGGGGTTTTTGTTTTAAACAAAAAAAGTTTGTATTTTTGCTTAAAATTAAAAATATGTCAGAAAAAAATGTTATTATTTCTATTGCTGAAACAAGCGAAGGTCTAGAAGTAAGAATCAATGAAGAAGCTTATGATAATCTTGCAATAGTTGGACTACTTGAAAAAATTAAGATTTCATTAGTAAATACAAATAATTTAATGAAGGTTGATAGTAAATTGACTTCTTTAAAAAAATATGATGCGTAATTAATTAATACATATATATGAAAAATCTAAGAGGTAAAAGAATTATGATAACTGTTCCTGAGTTGAAAAAATCAGCTGTGGAACTCTCTATGAAGGATGAGGATATGATCATGCAAGAAGCAATGAAGAAATGGCAGAAGCTAGAAGTATTTGCTATTGGAGATGAAGTTACTGATATCAAAGTTGGTGACATAGTGTATGTTCAAACTTATGCTTTGGAAACCGGTGAAAAGATTGAGGTTGACGGAAAAATGAGAATTTTAATTACAGATAATTCAATTGCATTTGTATGGTAACACCTTATGAAAATATGTCTAAAGATGTATATAGAAAGGATACAAGTATTCGTAAAGCTACTTGCCCAACGGCCATGGAAATAGATTGGACCAAAAGAGTTGAAAAACTAAATCCTGGTTCTTTACCTAGACCTGTTTATTACGGAGGTGCTGATAATACATATGAGGTATTTAATGTTTTAGAGGCTTGGGGATTAGATAAAGATTTCTATTTAGGCAACGTAATTAAGTATCTAGCTCGCGCTGGAAAGAAAGATTCTAGCAAGATTAAAGAAGACTTACAAAAAGCATTAGTATATTTACAAAGAAGAATAAATAGTTTAGAATAATGAAAGCGTTAATACTATCAGTCTGGGTGTTTTTATTGGTTATATTGTTTTATATACAATCTAACTTAAGAAAACCTACATTTAATAGATTGTCAAACATGTGGCATGAAGATAAAGTAAGTAAAGCCTGGGCCAATATAGTAGTAATAGGTATGGTTATCATCGGGGTCATCATTGGCTCTCTACTGAGCTAACCAAAGTAACTATAAAAAATCCTTAGAAAAATCTCTAAGGATTTTTTTTATTCCGTATTTTTTTGTATATTATTATGTAATTAAAATATTTACTATGGCAACTTATCCAGAATATCAAAATGTAGATAATGCAAGATCTACGCTTCCTGAGTACAAATCTAAGCTTACTCAGATGTATCAGTATCTAAACAGATCGGTAAAAAAATTTTTGTTTGATGCTGGAACGGCTACTAAACAAAAAGTTTATGCCAATAATGCAGCGGCTGTTGCAGCTGGTTTAAAACCCGGTGATTGGTATGTAACAAACTCCGGTGGAGACTTGTTAGTTAAAATTGTTCAATAATTAAACTAAAAAATCATGAGTACACCTTATAAAATTAACACTATCACACCAGCTGTATATTTAACTGGTGAATACAGTGCATCACCACAAGCTAAAGCAGCTGAATTAACAAAACTTCTTCAAAATTTATTGAGTACTGGTGTATGGGACTCAGCTCAAAAAGCTGCTGAAAACGGAATACCAACAGGAACTTTTGTTGTAGTAGATAATCCTGATACACCTGCTGGAGATTTTCAAGTAGAAGTAGTACCATTTTACAGACGTGTGCGTAGCAGAAACTAATTTAATTAGTCTAAGTAATTAGGATAATAAGATTTATTACTGTTTTTGAAAAATATATAGTTGACAATTAAATGTAATGGGTTTATTGTATTTAATTCAACAGATTAAAAATTAAAATACTATGTCAATAGGGAATACAAAAAGTGATGGGAATATAGGTAATAATTTTCCTTATCAGCATAATGTACTAAAAGGTTTACAAGCGGTTTTGCTAGATTTGCAGAACTTGCTTGTTAATACTACAGGTCTTGCTACTGAAAGCACTTTGCAAATTGTAGAAACTAATACTACAGGTGTTGAAAGAAAGCCGTTTTTTATAAGAGAAACTTCTGCAGGGGACTTAAGTACTTATGCTCCTATTTATTCTGTATCAGTAGCTAACGTAGGTTTAGCTAATGGAGATGTTTTAGGTACAGTCATTAGTCCAGGAGAAATTGTAAATTTTTCAGCGGATGCTTTAAATAATTATTTTGGTGTATTCTCGTATGACGGAACAGGAACAGAATTGTTAATCATATTTGTTGCTGATTAAGCATGGCTACTATAATATCTACTTCCAGCATATCTAATCAATCAATATTGGCTAATGATCCAATGTTGGCTGATGCATTTGGTAGGATAAGAGTAGCACAACCATTGACATTATTTGACTCTTCACATAGATACAGAGATAATGGTTTATGGGCTACATCTACAGCAAGTGGAGGAGCAGCAGTTTTTAGTGCAAATGAAGGCTTAGTAAACCTAAATGTGAATACAACAAGCGGTTCACAAGTACTGAGAGAAACATTTAAAGTAATGTCATATCAACCAGGTAAGTCTTTACTTGTAATGAATACATTTGTAATGGCTCCTGCTCAACAAAGATTAAGACAAAGAGTAGGATACTTTGGTACTGATAATGGAATTTATGTTCAGTTAAATGGTGATACATTAAGTTTTGTTGAAAGAAGTTTAGTCACAGGTATTGTTACAGAATCAGTAGTTAATCAAGCTTCTTGGAATGCGGATACAATGGATGGTAACGGTCCATCAGGAATAACTTTAGATATTACTAAGGCTCAGATTCTTTTCATGGATATTGAGTGGCTAGGAGAAGGAACTGTAAGAGTAGGTTTTATTATAGATGGTAACTTCATTGTATGCCATAGATTTAATCATGCTAATTTTATTACATCTACTTATATCACTACAGCTTCATTACCATTAAGATATGAGATAACTAATACTGGAGTTACAGCTAGTCCAAGTACATTAAAACAAGTTTGTTCTAGTGCAATATCTGAAGGTGGTTATGAACTTAGAGGAGCTCAACAAGTAATTGGAACATCTATTACTGCTCCTAGGACATTTGCTGTAGCAGGAACGTATTATCCAATGGTAGGAATTAGACTTAAAACTACTGCATTAGATGCTATAATTATAACTACAGCGGTATCTATATTAGGATTAGGTAATGGTAAAAACTATGCATGGAGAATTGTGCAATCTGCTATAACAACAGGAGGGTCTTGGGTTTCAGCAGGAACAGATTCATCTGTAGAATATAACCTTACAGGAACGTCTGTTTCAGGAGGTAGAGTATTAGCGCAAGGATATGTAAATTCATCTAATCAAGGTTCTCCAAGTATCAATATATTAAAAGAGGCAATATTTGCTAGTCAACTTGAAAGAAATTCTTTTACAAATACACCTCTTGAATTGGTTATTGAAATGGCTATTGATGCTACAGGAGGAACTTTAGGAGCATACGTTTCATTAGATTGGGAAGAAGTAAGTAGATAATATATAAAACAATGAGTACAAGAATAGATATAAAGCCAGAATCTGATCCACCATACCTAATACTCTTGACATTACTGTTCAGTGGGGAGCAGCTAATGTGGCAAACAGTATCTATAGTGATATATTCATTTTGAACAAAACATATTAAAAATGAGTACATTAATACAGTTATTAACATCATCTTCTCCTGATACAGGTGGTTTAATGAAATCTGGTCTAGTAAATAGTGCTGCATTAAATGATGATGCAATGCTTCAACCGGGAGATAATCCATCTTTTCTTAGAACAAATTTTAATAATCCTTTTGGGAATGATTATTTGTTAACTGGAGTTAATGGTGGTTATCAGGATTTAGCGGGTAATTATTTTCTAGCAGATGGTTCAGCTGCAGCTAATAGAGCAGCAGCTTTTCCTGATGAAATTATTATTAATTGGGATACTTGGAGACCACAAACAAATACTGTTTGGGGGTTAAATATAAATGGTGTTGGTAGTTTTAACCCGGCCGGTGCGGCTGGTAATTTAGGAATCCCATTTACGGCAGCATTAACTTTTTCTCTTGGTTCATATACAACAGGATGGATGGCAGCATCATTAAAATTCTGGCAACAATTTCCAATACTAAGTGATGTTCAACAGACACTTAATTATCCACCACTTAATAGAGTTGGTGCAGTATTGGCAGATCAATTTTGGACAAGTACAAGAAGACAGAACCAATATTATGTTTTCGCTTATTTTTCTGGTAATGCTACTAATTTTTCAATAGCTAATACAGGTGAGCGTATAGTACCTGTAATGCGTAAATTTACATATAACCCTTTAACTAATACCTTAAACTAATGAAAGTACTAGGAACATATTTTTTCCCTTGTGAGGATCCAACCTTGGGTTTTAACACAATAGATCCTAATGTTACACCTGATCAGAATAGTATTCAGGTACATGTTTTAGATATAGCAATATCTGTAATGTGCAGATTTCAATCTGATGATGCTAAATTTGGATTTGATTATCTGCTTGAAAAAATTCCTGCTCAAAATCTTAACTATGAGGGAGAAGCAAATCTTATGGAAAGAGTTATTGAAGGTATGCAAAAATTTAAAATTGATTAACCAAAATAAACCGACAGCAATAATAAAGCATTAATACTTATATTATTAACCTAATGAAAACAATACTTAACAAATTAGTTTTTGCTGCAGGATACAGTGATACAACACATTTTATAAACAGTGCATTTCATCCAGAAGCTTCCAGCACTATAACAATTATAAGTGCTTTTTTTGCAGGAATTGCTTATTATTTTAATTCTGTTTTTGGTATTGTATTGCCTGTTGGTATAGGTATTCTTTTACTTTTTATATTAGAGTTTTATACAGGTCTTAAAGCTTCCAGAAAAGAAGGTTTAAAATTTGATTCAGAACTTTTCGGTAAAGGATGGTTTAAATTGTTTGTATATATGTTAATGATTGGTGTATCACATGCATTAGCTGAAAATATTCCGATTAAACCAGTGTTTGGAGTTACCTTTAATATCTATGAATGGCTGCATTATGGATTCTATAACTATATAATTATAAATCTTTTCTTATCAAATTTAGAAAATTTTAAAAGACTGGGTTGGACAGAATATAATCCTCTACTAAGATATCTAGCTCAGTATGTAAAAGATGAACCAATAAAATCAATCAAAGATGAAAGAGAAAACCCTTAAAGAAAGATGGAAGGCTAAAACACCTGAGTTTTGGAAAAGAGTCCAAAGATGGGCTATTATTACAGGAACTGTAGCAGGAATTATTATTGCTGCACCAGTAACATTACCAGCTGCAGTAATTACTACTGCAACTTATTTAGCAACAGTAAGTGCTACTATTGTAGCAACTTCACAGTTAACTGTTGAAGACAAGAAAGAAGAAGAAATTGTAAATCCCTAAATTAAATAAAAATGGCTAAGAAAGAAGTAAAAGTAAAAGACATTGAGGTTGAAGTAAAAACCAAAAAAGTCACTGCTAAAGTAAAGAAAGAAGGAAAAAATGTTGATGTTGTAATTGACACTCCAAAGGTTGATGTAGAAGTTCATGCAACTGAAGAAAAAAAAGAATTCAAACTAGATAGTGAAAAATTAGATGTTAATGTAGTTAAAACTGAAGAAGGTACTACTGTAACAGTTGATGCTCAAAATCCTTTATTGAAAATAGCAGGTAATTTGATATCTAAAGTTTGGCTTAAAAAGTTCAAGAAATAATAACTTGCAGTGAAAAATCTCCCAAAAGAAGAGTTACTAAGTAGACTAGAAGCCATTAATAGAAGTAATGCTATTATCTACTTTGACCTTGCTGGTATTATACTAGGGGTCAATGACATTTTTTTGGAAGCAATGGGTTATGGTAAAGGCAACCATGATGATATCATTGGTAAACATCATAGCATCTTTGTATGTGATGATTACTCAAGATCACTTGAATATGAGAAGTTTTGGGATATCCTAAGAAGTGGTAAGTATTATACTGGAGAATTTGAGAGAAGAAGAAAGGATGGAAGTCTTATTAATCTTCAAGCAACTTATAATCCTATTTTAAATGAGGATGGTAAGATCACCAAAGTAATGAAGATTGCTACTGACATTAGTGCAATTGTCAATAGTAAGAAACAAATAGATGCCATTAACAGAAGTACAGCTCTTATTAGTTTTAATATTGAGGGTTTTATAACAGAAGTTAATTCTATATTCTTAGAAACTATGGGTTATAAAACCAATGAAAAAAGTAAAGTCATTGGTAAACACCACAGTGTTTTTGTTAGCTACGAGTATTCTAAATCTGATGAATATGCTAAGTTTTGGGAAAGTCTGAAAAAGGGTAAGTTCTTTGATGGAATATTTGAAAGAAGAAAAGTAGATGGATCTACTGTTTACTTGCAAGCATCTTATAATCCTGTAATGGACAGTAAAGGAAACATCACCGATGTAGTTAAAATTGCAACTGATGTCACTGAGGCTGTAAACAATAAGAAGAAAATAGACGACTTAACAACAAATTTACAGGTAGAACTTGATAACTCACAAAAGCTTAAGAATGCAATTGAGATAGAAAAAGATGCAGCTCTGAATGACTTAGATGTAATGATGAAAAAAAGCCAAAGTGAGCTGATTAAAATCATTGTCAAAGTTGCGTTGGCTGTTATAGTTGGAGTAGGGGTTATAACAACTGTACTATACTGGGCTGCAATTATAACAAATCAAGATACTCAAATCATTGGATCAACATGGAGTAATATGTTTAGTGTATTATTAACAAATGCCTTTTCAATAGTCGGCACAATCATGGGTATCAAGTATGCTACGCAAGAAGGCAGTAAAGAAAAAAAATAAAAGGATATGAAAATTACAAAAACAGGCACGGCTGGAATTGA